GCTATGATGCAGAGTGTTGTTGACGTCATACGAAGTTGTAACTTTGTAATTGAAGAGAACGGCACTGTGCAAATGCCGTGGCAGCTGGACAACCTCAAGATCTTGATTGCGAACGGCGTTTACCGCATGGGGATAGGTGGCTTGCACTCGAGCGAAAAGAAGTCAGCGCACCCTCTTCGTAAGGGTCGTCGAAAACGTGACGTCGACGTTACATCCTTTTATCCTCGTATTATCCTGAACGAAAGGCTATTCCCCAAACACCTCACAGAAATGTGCCTGCGAATACTCGACAAGATAGTTAATCGCCGTATCAATGCAAAGCATAAAGGTGACGATAGCACCGCCCAGACACTTAAGATCGTGATTAACGGCTTCTTTGGCAAACTGGGCTCAATGTGGTCACTGTTTTATGCTCCAGAAATGCTGATACAAGTAACCTTAACGGGTCAGTTGTCTCTGCTTATGCTCATTGAAGATATGGAGCTCAACGGTATCAGCGTTCTATCTGCAAACACAGACGGTATTGTTCTGGATTATGCAATCGAGCAAGAACCCATGGTTGAGGCTTTGATAGGGCAGTGGGAGCGACGGACAGGCTTCAATATGGAGTCTAACTTCTACACCCACCTTTATTCTGCGAACGTGAATAACTACGTTGCAATCTGCGAAAAAGGTAAGGTCAAATCAAAGGGCTGGTTCGCAGAAACTGGATTGCAGAAGAACCCAACCGGCGAGATAATCTTCGAAGCTGTCAAAAAGAAACTTGCCGAGAACGTTCCCGTCGAAGATACTATTAGGAGCTGTACAGATATCCGCAAGTTTATGGTGGTTCGCCAGGTCAAAGGAGGGGCTTACCATAACGGGGACTTCTTAGGCAAGGTTGTTCGCTGGTATTACTCGGAAGGGGAGACTCACGAAATGGTCTATGCTTTATCCGGTAACAAAGTTGCGAACAGTGACAAGGCAGTCCCAATGATGGAACTTGTCGAAGGTATTCCAGCGGACTTGTGTCACCAAATTTACATTGACAAAGCAAACGGCTACTTGGCCGAAATGGGGTATGCGTAATGGTAACCACGATGCGTAAGATCTGGAAAGGTCTTAATTTAGTGAAACTGATCAAAGACATCGACTACTGGTTCTGGCTGCTCATGCTCAGCTGCTTGTTCGCTAGCTGGAGCATTGTGAGAACAGGTGCTGTCATGGCCGATGTTTCTCGAAGTGTGCAAATACTGGAAGCGAGGCCCCTTAGCTGCGCCGGAGCACTCTGTAAGCGATGCGTGCTTAACGCTGAGTGGTGTGTCCTTGGGCGTTAAGTACAAGGAAAGAGGTGTAGCACGCAAGGACTTGGAGCAGACTCTCGACGGTTTGCTGCGCGACGGCAAGATCAATTTGCTTTACAAGCAAGCAATCCTGTCCGGTTATGATCGAAACTCTCCTGCTAAATAAAGAATTAGGGGCCTTTCGGCCCCTTTTAAATACCTGCTGCTTTCAACCTCAGATCTATACTTTCCAGAAGTTTCTCAACTTTGTCCAAACGATCATCATGTTCCTGCCACCCCTTAACGATGTGGGGAATCATCCCTGTGATCGCTAAGTGCTTAATATGGTGCTCGTCGTTAGACTCAAAGACCAAACGAGGCTCGTCCTGTTCAACAAAGTCGGCAATGAAACCAAACTCGTAGAACCCTTGCTCAGAGTCGATGGCATACTTTTTAAAGAAATACATCGGTTTCTGTTTACGAAGGAAAGAGCTAGCTTCTTTGATTGCTTCCCTCAGTTCTTCCGGTTTTAACCGGGAGTCTGAAGTCGGTGTAAAGGATGGGCCCGTCATCGGGCTTGAAGTATTGATAACTCCAATTGCACCGACAGCGGCGTAGTACCGAAGGTTTCCACTTAGACCAAACCACCAGCTAGGGTTGTAATTACCACCATCTGTGCAACCCAAGACGTGGAAGAGGTTTGAAGCATTAGTATTTTCAGCATAAGTGCCGAGATACATGTCTACACTGTACACCCCTGGAATCTTAAAAGGATAGCTGAGCGCCGCGTGTAAGACACCGTGGTCAGCAGAAAATTCAGAGCAACTGTAGTTTGCAGCGCCGTAGGACGTCCACGAACGGGAGTAATTGTAGGTGTTTATTGTCTGGTTTTTGAAAACAGACTTGAGAGGAAATTCCACAGAGTTATAAGGGAATTGAATTGCAATAATGGTGTCACCTACGTTGTAAGCTTTTGCTGAAATATACGGGTCAGCCGCCTCTGGCGTCTCAAGGCCCAGCCAGTTCGTTCTAGCTCTGTTTTGAGAAATCAGAGCAAATTTAGCATAGAATGCCGTGTAAGCTTCAATTGCACTTAAGTTGAAGTCAAGAATGGGGTTTTGGCCACTCAATCCGTGAGCAACTCTTAAAGAGTCGGCTATCGCCATTTGATGAAAAACAGTACCAGATTGGTCTTGATATGAAATAGACCGCTGGTTATCAACTTTTATTGCACTCTTCATGTTTGCAACAGACATTGGTCCTTGCATCGTGCCGGGCTTGATGCTTTCAATTTTGGTCAGTTCACTCCACGTCGGCAGGGTCACCACAGTCCCATCAGGCAGGGTCGCGGTGACGTTCCCGGTACCGGCCATCAGGGCATTCAGCGTGTCCAGCTGCCCCTGGTAGTAGCCCATAACCTGGGCAGCACGCCGAGCAAGGTCGTTGAAGCTGCCTTCCATTGTGGTCATGACGGAATACTCGACACCTGTTGCAGAAGAGGCAACGTAATTGGTGGCTAACCATAGAACAGTGTCACTTTCAACACTCTCTATCTCATAGAACACGTTGTTGATAATTATAGGCTGCCCCGGGCGAGCGGGGATAGCAGAAGTTGCAAACGTCGTGCCCGTGCCTGTAACTTTTTTGCTGTTTATGGTGACCGCTATCGTACCCGTCTTCATCCACAAGCTCATGTTAGCTCCTTACCAGAACCCTAAATTAGGGAATTGATCATAATACCCTGCGTCGATCAAGGCAACATTATTGAACTGACCCCTTGAAGGGGGTTGTGTACCTCCCTGGTCGAGGTAGTTTATGACACCTGTGAAGCCTGCTAGACTCCCTCCAGTGGTCGTACCGAAGTAAGTTACTATCGCCCAGTATGCTACACCTCGAACAACGACGTAAAAAGGCTTTGTTGTCGCGCTGTAAGCAGAAGCGCACTTTGCTGGTGTCCTGTTGAAGAAGCTAGCAGAACCTGTGGTTACCAATCCACCCTCGCCCACTCCGCAAATTTGTAGTAAAGCGCGCGAGCTGTCGAAAACTTTGGTCCCTGCTGAGTTGAAGCATTGCATACCGTACGCAAGTGCTGGCATGTGCCTCGCTTGAATAAAGACATAAAAACTTGCAGAAACGAAAGAGGGTTGAACTTGCCCAATGTTAGATCGACGCGCTCGCGCAATCCAGTACCCGTCCCTTTGCCTAAGCTCTGCCGAGCCCACGCGCGACTGCCAGTCCTCGTTGCCGTTAAATTCGCAGTAGATAAAGACAATGATCGGTACGCTAACGGGTATGTTAAACAACCTGGCTTCTTGAAACGTAGGGTTAAGCCCACCGATGTCGATACGCCCCCAATACTGATAGGACTCCCCACCGTCTATTCGGGCAAAAGTTCTACCGTTTTGATCGTTGAGTATTGCACCATATGCCATTAACCGACCTCCAGAACTGTCCAGCCTACGCAGTAAGGAAGGCTGTTGGTCTGGGAGATTGCGTTGTACATTCCGACGCAAACAAGACGACTCACCCCAGACCTTTGCGCATAAGACTTTGATAAAGAGTCGCTAAATTTGACAGTGAAGCCTGTAACAATAGGCGGGTCGTAACTGACAACGCCATTTTGACGTGTGACCGTGTCTATGATAGTGGTGGGGTTATCGAAACCTACCACCAGCTTACCCGATACATCAAAAACCTGAACACCGTACGCCATTAGAGAAGACCTATTCGAACGCGAAGAATTGGTGTGTCGTCATAGATGTCGATTCGGTTGTTTGTCAGCGTCATGCCGACTCCGTTTGGTGCATTTCTTATGACCACATTGCCGTTTGCGTCTACTGTAAATCTGTTAGCGATGGATAGGCTGCCACCGTTGATCGCCGTACCGTTCAAGGTGCCTGCGTTGATAGTGTTGCCGTTCAGTGTGCTGGCGCTTATTGTACTAGCTGTAATTGTCACTGCATTCAATGACGTGACGTTGATATACTTAGCAATGACGGTGCCAATTTCGGCGGTGTCCATCATTACGTGGTTCATGTAGACTGTTCCGTTCTTAACTATGAACGGGTTGCGGGCACTGGTAGCACCATGGGCCCTGGAAAGAACAGCAAAGACGTCTGAGTCCACAACCATGGAGGTCATGACCGTTCCGTCTGGATTCATTACAACTTCGAGACCGAACCCTCCACCGACCCCATTGACTTGGGCTTTTGTGTACCAGCTGGCGCGAACTTCGCCCTCTAACGTCACAACAGATTCAGCGATAGTCTGCGTTTGAGCGATGTTTGTTTGTAGATTGCGGTTTGTTTGGTTTAGATTGCTGTTTGTTTGGTTTAGATTGCTGTTTGTTTGGTTTAGATTGCTGTTTGTAGTCGTGAGCTCTGCTGTTGTCTGATCAACAATCTTACCCATCGCCTTTTGCTCATTTGCGACAGTTGTTATGGATCTGGCAGCTTGCCCTATTGAGACGCGCTTCTTGGCGTCATCCTCTGAGTTCGCGGTCGCAGCTTCTAAGGCTGCTTTGCCGCTCTCATAGTAACTGCTTTGCAACCCGGAGGTCAGTTGCGATAACGTAGGTGTGATCTTTAAAATCTCGTTATAACCATCTTCGAGACCAGGAATCTTCTCAATTTCTGTCCGCAACTCTTCTTGCAAGTGCTCTGCGCCAATCTGCCCGTCCATTGCGTCTAAAATAGAATCAATGTCGTAAGTTGTTTTTGCATTGGCAGCAAAAAAAGCAGACTTGCCGTAAGCGTTAATTGAGCGAACCCAATAGTAGTAAGTGGTGTCGGGCTGCAAACCTGAGTGCATCAGTGTCGTGCCCATACCCAAGTTGAACGCCGTCGCCTCCACTTGCCCTATTGGGATGTCTACTGTTGAATAATAAAATTCACAGATCGTACCGAAAGAGAGCTGAGTGTTAAACTTGGGTATCAGCTGGAGCGACCAGTTGTCGGTGATGAACTCAATTGCTGTGGGCACAGCAGGCGCAGCGACGGTGAACGCCAGCGTGCTTATGTCGGAGCCCACACCGTTGGCTGCAATAGCTTGCACTCGCGCTTCGTAGGTGCCAACAGTAAGCCCCGACAGGATGCACTCATCTGCGGGTGTGCGGACACTATATTGCAAGACCCCCGCTCGATAGATTGTAACCACATTATCGGCAACCTGATTGCCAAAGTTGCCCCAAGAAAGGAGGCCTTGCACAACGTCACCGACAGGTCGCGCAGTGTATCTCAGGTTGCTGGGGGCGGGCGGGCCAGAGCTGGGCAGGTTGGTGATTGGCGGCTGGACAACAGCTTGGCCTGGAATATCGCCATACATTTGCACATTGTCTTGAATGAGGATAAGCTTAACCCCGCCCAAGACGCTAAACGACCAGGAGTCTACTCTGTACTCTACGCCTTCAATTGCAAGCTCAGGGATGAAAACTTTGATGTTCATCCCAGGTCGGTAAGAGAACCCGCTATAGTTCATGGGGACTTGCAAAATCGAACCGACGCGAGTACGACGCATCTTAATTGAACAGATTCGCTGTGCTTGGAACTCGTTGCTGACAAATCGGAAATCGATGTCTTTAGATATCTCTTTACCGTCCTGTGCCACCCACTCTGCGACTTGCACAGGGGGGAAGTCAGCCTCAATCCACTTCTCCTTGGCATTAATAAATTTGCCCTTGTAAGTGTTGAAACGGTCCCTTTCTGCTGTCTCTGGTGTAATTTGTATGTCGCCGATGACCTGGCGGCTGTGCAGCTCCAGGGTCGCTGGCCCTTGATAAGCTCCAACAATCATCCCGTGCTTTCCGCCTGTGTAAACCCTGTCACCTGCGCAAGACAACAATAAGGCTTCCATAACCTTGGTTCGGCTTTCGTTGAAATCAAACTCACCGTGTGTGCGGTAGCGAACACCAGTCCCTGCGGAAGTGTTGACAAGCTCGTCGCAGATGTTCGCACAGCTCTTGAACTGTTCAAGAAGGATGTCTGTATCTTTAACATCACAGAAGGTTTTAAGATAGTGCAAATAAACCAGGGCGCTGTTTGCGCTCCATGCCGTCAAACCTGTGCGAGGGTCGAGTACCTTGTACCCCCTCTTGACAAGCTTGATGTTTGGTATCCCATTGGGGAACTTGTCGGCGTTGAACTTCAGGCTAATGCGAAGAAAGGCAATCCCTTTGCCGATCATGTCTGAAGACCAGCTCGGGCAGTTTTCCAGAAGGAAGGGGTCAGCAACTTGCCTGTTATTGTGCAATTCCCAGGTTACATACTCGCCAAACGACTCAATGGGCTCGTCGTTGAGGTAGATTTGACCGATGCCGTCAATTTCGTGTCCCGCGATAGCGATACACATGTGAAGAAGTTCGTCCTGGTCTTGCTCACCGGGCTGTTCCTCTGCGAAGAACAAAACACCGGAGCCCATGACCTCGCCGTAAATTGCCAGCTTAGGTGCTGCTGCTGCACGCAAGACTTGTTTTCTCTCCTGGGGGCTTGCGTAGCTGTCAAAAGAAGGTGTCTTCGTTGTGAGTGCAGCAGTGACAGAAAAAGCCACTGAAGCGATAGCAACAGCGGTTGCTAAGGTTACACCTGCGGCGGCTGCGCCTGCACCCGCGACCACTGCTGCTGCTATTGCTACTGGTGGCATTTATTCGACTCTCCAAGCGACCTTGACATCGGGCCTTATAGTAGCTAAGCCGTTGAGCCCGACTGACCATACTACACCTTCCGGGCCTTGAATGCCAGCGGTCGGCCCAAGGTCCCCGTCGAAAAGTACAACGTCGCCCCTCTGCGCAAGGTTAGCGTCAACGCGAGAAAAACAAGCGTCGAACGCCCCTTCTATTGATCCATGTTGCTGCTTCAGAGCTCTCTTGGCGCCTATCTCGGTTGTGTATTTCCCACGGTAGCTCGCCGCTGGATCTGTTCCGCAAACCGCAATGCAGCAGTCCGCAGCGAACAAACAGCAGTCGTGCTCGCCCCATTGAAACTCCTTAAATCGATATTCTTCAATGAGCTCGTAAAGGGCGGTGGGCCAATCGTTGACTCTCATTAGTACCTCGCAAACGGGAGGGCATCTTGCTTTGCTCCCCAGTAGATTGGACGTTCGGCCATTTGTCCGACCATCCTCATGATGTGGTCACCAGGCTGATCAGCTAAGTGGGATTCCTCGCTGTAGCGGTTTGGTTTGCCTTCTTTCCACTTCTCGAAAACATTAGACAAGGTGTAACTGACTGCGTTGCTGTTACCCGCTGTCATTGCGCTTCCGCTAATGTAACCTTGGTAGAGTACGTTCACACCAACGATGGCCCCAAGGCTGTCGAACACAGCGAAAATGACACGCCCAGGTCTGCCTACACACTTCTCGTTGAGAACTGTACCGATGATACTTGTATCCAAACCGTTCAGAACAACACTAAGCTGTTTGCTGGTAAGGCTGCCGTCCTCTGTAACGACACCGATTTCCCCCATTGCACCTATGCCGAACCAAGTTTGGCCGTCAATAGTCAAAGGCCCTTGCGCCGAGTGCACCCTGGTGGTGCCTGCCGGGAACTCCAGCTCAACACCAAGGCAGCAAGTAACATCTGGCTGTGACATCGCTTCTAAAAAATCTTCAGTGAAAATGCTCATATAGAGTGCCATCAGTAGAAGCTCTCTTTCATTTTGAGTTGGAAATTGTTAACGTCACCTGCTTCACGGTCCGGGCCCACTTCTTGGTCGTCGAGCTTGAAGTAACCACAAGGTCTGCGAACTTCGATAGCTTGCCCCGATTGGTAAGAGCCTCTGAGCCACGGCGCAACCTGTAAAGTTGCTTGACCTGCCTCGGTAGAATACGCATCTTGTCGTAAAATTTTTAGCTCGTCTCCTACGCTAATGTATGACCCTTTTTTGAGCACAAGCGCGTTCACAGGCCAGCCTTGCGTGATAAGGGCACCGCCCGTTTGAGTATTTCCTAGCACCTTGATACCAGAGTGGTTCACACCCAGACGGCCAAAGTCTGGAATTTTTACCCGACCGCCTGTGTTTAATGTATGCAAAACGGACTCAAGTTCGCGTGACTCGTCGTCGTCCAGGTTTTGAAAGGCGAGGGTCAGAACCCAGTATGAACCCGGGAAATATGCGTCTTGTGTGCTGCCGTTAAACGGGCTGGTGAACTCTTTCTTGTTGCTTCGAAGCTTGATGCCAAATCGAGAAGGTACCAAGTCCTCGGGCCACTCAATGTCTGCCATGTGTCAACTCCGAATTGTCTGGTAGATTGGCCCGTTACTCTGAGCGTCTTGGTGCACACGGGCGACTGCACGTTCCGCACCTTGCTGAGCGCCTGCCTCAACTGCTGCACGCAAAGCGGCGTCTCCATTGCCAGTGATCTGGAAATATTGCGTCAAGTATATGGTGTTAGCGCTTCCGCTACCAGAACTATTGTTCAGGAAGTCCTTTAAGTCGGCGTTGGTGCGACGGTCCACGACGCGCTCACCTTTGTCGAGCAACCAAGTACCTTCCTTGGGAATGTTGTCAATACCGTCGTGCGCCATACCTACGCTGGTCACTTGCTGCACAAGGTTAGCACCCGCCGCAGCAACGGCAGCCATGTTCGCGAACTTCTGTAAAGGAGTAATCGCAGTGGGGTCTCCCAGGGCTTGCGCCACGGCAGCGGCAACCTTAACGCTCGCGTCTGCAATCGCGAAGGCTTTAGAGGCAGCAAACGCAACCTTGTAAGCGGTGCTGTTCTTTTTCCCCATAGCCTCCAAGGTGACGGCAAGAGCTCCCGCCATGTCCGCAGAACTACTGGCAAAGCTCAGCAACTCTTTGTTTTGATACTTGGCCTGCTGCTGCGTCATCTCGGTGTACATTTCGTGGCGACGGTCGAGGAAATCTTTTTCGGTTATGAGTTGCTGTTCGCGGGCTTCTTGAAGCATCGCCAGCTCGATGTCGTACTGGTTCTGTGCAGCTTGCGCGGGGTTCCAAAGAGCGGCGATCTCGTCGCGCTCTGTAACAGCCTGATCCCGTAGCATTTGCATTCGTTGTTGTAGGTAGGTTCCTTCTGCTTCGAGTCGAGCCTGATTAGCCTCCTGAAGGTCCAGTAACCCTGCGTCTTGAAGCTGCTTGATGGTTTTGTTGGCTTCTGAGTAGGCTTCGCCAATCTTTTGAGCAGGGCTGTATTCAGAAGCAAGGTCTTGGCGCTCGCGATCGTACTTGACTTGAATAGCGCTAAGAGATCTTTGAAGCTGCTCTTCGCTGGCACCCGCACGCTCGGCCTTTTTCTTCATCTGCTTCTCTTCCGAGTCTTGCAGTGAAGCCAGTCGATCTACAGCAGTGAGCCCTCGAGCTTCAGCTTTTTCATAAGCCTTGTCCCATTCATCCTGGTAACGCTCGGCGGCACGGTTGTTGCGGGACTCTGCCCGGTCGTCCTTGCGCTGTTGGGATAACCTCTCTTGCGCTTCGGCGGCAGCCTTGGACATGTCAAGGAACTTGACCAAGCCCTTTTCATCTTCCGTGACGGCTGCGGCTGCGCTAATGTGGCCAGCAATGTAGTCATCTACGAACTTTTTATTGTTAGCGTAAACCTTTGACGCCCTATTCTGAACGTCTTGCAGTTGGGACGCTTGCACAGTAAGCCCCGCGAGGCGAAGCTTAGCGACGTCTGCTTCGTTGCCT